CGCAGCCAGGCCTTGGGGGCCGACCCGGCGCAGCGACGCCCGCACCGTTCGTCCGCACCAGGCGGACGAAGCTGGTCAGAGGCGCGCCGCGCTCAGGCCGAGAAGCGCATCAGCTTGATCGCCCGACTGTCCAGGACTGCCCCACCCACGCGGCGGGTGGCATAGAAATGGACATAGGGCTTGTTGCTGTAGGGGTCCTTCAGCACCGTCGTCTCGGCCCGCTGGGTAACGAGATAGCCGGCCTGGAAATTGCCAAAGGCAATCGACAGGCTGTCGGCCGCGACATCGGGCATGGCGTCCACCTCGATCACGCGGTGGCCCAGCAGCGTCTGCGGCTGTTCGGGGCCGAGGCCGGCCTGCCAGATGAAGGCGCCGTCGCTGGTCTTGAACTTGCGCACCCGCGCCAGCGTGGCGGAGTTCATCACCCACACCGCCCCCTGGCGATAGGGGCTGGCCAGCGCATGCACCATGTCGATCAGCCGGTCCTGCGGGTTCGAAGCAGCAAAGTTGCCGGCCGCGCCCGAGGTGATGAACTGCAGCGTGCCAAACGGGCGCGTCGCATCGGCGGTGGCGGCATTGGGCGCGCCCAGGAACCCGCGCGGCTTGTTGACGCCATCGCCACTCACGAAGGCCACCCCCTCGGCGCGGGCAAACTCGCGGCCGATCTCCTCGCCCAGCCAGGCTTCCACGTCGAAGCCGGCATCATCCAGCATCGCCTGGCTGGCGGCCGGATTGGCATAGAGCTCGCCCATCGGCGGCGCGATCTCGGCAAAATTCGGCGTTTCGGTTTCCGGGCGTGCCTGCGTTTCGGAGACCCAGCCCGATACGACGCCGGTGGTGGTGATCAGCCGGCGATAGTTCACCGAGCCGATGTCCACCACCTGGGCGATGCTGCGGATCGGCGAGGCCGCGAGCAGCACGCGGTTGATCACCGCATCGATCTCCAGCGGCACACCCAGACCCCCCTTGGCCGGCGGCGAGATCGTGGCGGCCTTGGCCTCCAGCGCCGGCCGGGTCACAGCCGCCTCGATCGACGGCCCGACGATTTCAGCCGCATCGAACACGGCGGCCAACGGATCAGATTTCACTTCCAGCATCTTCTTGCTCCTCCTGCCAGCCCAGCACCCGCGCCTCCCGCTGCATGGGGAAGGTCACCAGTGACACCTCGACAAGTTCCAGCCGCTCGAGCCGGCGACCATTCCGGGCCGGGCTGGCGGCCTTCACCCGGTATCCGAAACTGAGGCCATCGATGGCCCCGGCCTTGACCAGCGCAGCCGCTTCGGCACCGCGCCCCGACGCCACGATGGTGGCCGTGATGCGCAGGCCTCGCGAATCCTCACGCAGGCTCTTCACGAACCCAATAGGTTCATTGGTCTTGTGCTGCCAAAGCAGCGGAAGCGGGGCAGCGGCATCGGCAAAGGCACCCGGCGCCACCACGTCGCCGCTCATGTCGGGTGCGTTGAACACGCTGGCATAGCCCGCGATCCGCACGGCGCCGATCATGGCCGCGCCCCTTGTGCCAGCCCGGCGAGCCCGCCCAGCTTGAAGGCGATGCCCATGAGCAGCAGCGCAACCAGCGTCCGCGCAGCCCAGCCGACAAGGCTCTTCACCGCGGACTTCTTCACGTCGCGCCAGCCCTGGATCAGTTCGCGGAGCTCCCCGATGTCGTGACCAGCCCGTTCGTCCATGAGGCCCAGGCGCTTCAGCGCGCGGTCGGCGCCGGCCTGCGCGGCCTCCTCCACGATGGCCTGCAAGGTCACCCGGGCCGCCCCCTGTCCCTCGGCCTGCGCCAGCAGCCCTTCCAGTATCCCGGTCATGCGCCCTCCCCGGAGCCAAGCCCCAGCAATTGCCGCTTTTCAGCGTCGTTGAGGAAATCGGCCGCCGTCACGCTGGCCCACAGTCGCTCGCGATCCTCGGCCAGCGCCGGGATGGCGTCGTGCTCCACCTGGAGCGACAGTCCCGGCCACCACCACGCCAGATGCGCCGCCAAGGCCCCCAACAGGCGGGCCAGAAGCGGCAGCAGCGTCAATCGCCACAGCGCCACATTGGCCTCGCGGTAATTGGCATAGGTGTTGTCCCCCTTCAGCCCCAGCAGCAGCGGCGGCACCCCCAGCGCCAGTGCAATGTCGCGCGCGGCAGCGTCACGCATCCCGGCAAAATCCATCTCCGCCGGCGACAGGCTCAAGGCCTGCCAAGACAGGCCGCCTTCCAGCAGCATCGGTCGTCCGGCGTTGGCCGCACCGGCAAAGGCCGCCTCCATCTCGTCGCGCAGGCGGGCGAACTGGTCGGGGCTCAGTGTCGATCCATCACCAGGCTGGTAAATCAGGGCCCCCGATGGGCGGGCGGCATTGTCGAGCAGGGCACGGTTCCAGGCGGTGGCGGCATTGTGGACGGCCACGGCCGCCGCCGCCGCGCCCAGGCAGCCGGCCCCAAGCTGGTCGTCGAGCGGGTGGAAGCTGCGGATGTGCAGCAGCCCCGGCCGGCCCTCGCCGCCCTGCACCGGATAGCGGCGAACACTGCCGCCAACCCGGTAGACATGCGCGGCCGGCCAGCCCTCGCCATCCACCTCCACGCTCACCCGTTCGGGCCGCAGCGCGAACAGCGCGGCGGGCAGCCCGTCGGCCCCGCAGCCCACCTCGACATAGGCATTTCCGTGCAGCAGCAGATGACCGGCCAGCGTTTCAATCAGGCCGGGTCCGGAGGCGCCGAAGCCGCAGCTGCGCAGCAGCGCCAGCGCCGGATGGCCGGACGGCGTGGCGGTGAGCGGCGCGCCGCCAGCACCTTCGGTAATGGTGCGGATCGCGCGGGCCGCCACCGGATTGCCCAGGAACGCGGCCCGCACCTGGCCGGCATAATCGCCGGCGCTGCCGGCAAACGGCGCTGCCCACGCCGGGATGCGCGGGGCCGGCGGCCCGGCTTTGACAGCGGCCGCCGGCGCAGCCGCCTTCGTCCGCAGGAACGGCAAACGCATCGGGATACCCCTTTCGCTTCAGAAGTGGCGGATGCCAGGTGCCAGCGGGCGCTGGCCCAGCAGCAGCGCGGTGATGGCCCACACGCAGGCGTCCGCCCGGTCGGGCGAGGCACCGGGGCCGGCATAGCGGCCATCGGCAAGCAGCCCGCACAATTCATCCTCCAGCGCCGGGAACACACCGGCATGGAGCACACGGCCCTCGGCATAGAGAGCGGCCACCGGCTCGGCCCGCGCAACCTTGCCGCGGCTGGCCCGCACCGGCAGCACCGGCAGGGCGGCATCCACGGATTTCAGCATTGCTGTCACCATGGTGCCGCCCTGGTTCACCTCCGCCACCACCCGGTCCGCCTGCCAGCGTGCGGCGGCCGCCACCACGGCGCGCGCCCATTGTTCGGGCCGCTGGCCGGTGACGCTGGCATCTTCCAGCACGAAGGCCTCGCCGTGGCTGCCCAGACCCGCAACAATGATGCCGCAGGTGCCGCCGGCAGCGGGCGGGTCCACGCCCACCACAACCCGTCCCGCCGGTGGCGGCGCCGCAACGCGGGCCGCCTCGATCAGCGCGCGCGTCCACAGTGCGCCGTCCAGATCCTCGACGATCTCGCCGGCCAGTTCCTGTCGGCCGGTGGCTGTGCCGCCGAAGCGGCGCTCCAGCCGCGCGAGATAGGCGCGCGGCAGATTGGCCTGGTTGTCGCGCGTCGCCCCCCGCGTCACCATCACGTCCGGTTCGCCGATCAGCTGCTTCAGCCACCCCAGCGGCAACGGCGTGGTGGTCAGCAGGATGCGTGGGCTGGTCCCCAGCCGGGTGGCCATCCTGAGGTTCATCACCGAGTCCTCGCCGCGCGACCAGTGCGCGAATTCATCGCCCCACGCGGCATCGAACTGGCCGCCGCGCAGGCCATCGGGTTCGGCGCCGGAATAGAGGCGCGCCTCGCTGCCATTGTCCCACAACAGCCGCTTCAGGTGCGGCTGCCAGCTGAGCGTGCGCCCCGGCGGCAGGCGGGCCAGCAGCCCGGATTCGCCCTCCACCATCACCGCCCGCGCCAGGTCCAGCGTGGGCGCCACCAGCGCGATGCGCTTGCCGCCCGTCGCGGCAATGGCATGCACCCACTCGGTGCCGGCATGGGTCTTGCCGAAGCCGCGCCCGGCAAGGATCACCCATATGCCCCAATCACCGGCCGGTGGCCGCTGGGCGGGCCGCAG